TCTCTTGAATTCATCGACATAGAATTCATAATTACACCAACAGGTGCATCATTTGAGAACATTTAAAAGGAATTCCTGATTGTCCCTGTGGTAACACAAGCTTTCAGGTATCGTATAAAGAAAAGGGTAGAAACTACCCTTTTTTATTTTTGGAAATCGTTACCCAGCATTATACTAGTATTTATAATTCTGGAGATCAATTTTTAATTTGCTATATATTTTAATTCTGGACCTTATTTACTTTTGGACCAGAAATACTGGAACCTCGGTTCTGGACCGAAAATATAAAGAAAATTTTGGACAAAGTCAAGCTTTTGATAAATTATTTTTAAAAATACTAGTCTTTTTATTGTTATTGCGATAGCACTTTAAAATAATTTTAATTTGATAGTATTTATAATAAACTAGAAGAAATAGGACCTATTGGTGAACTCGAAAAATTTACGAAAAAAATTCGACAAAAACAAATAGATGATATTTTTTTCAATTTTAATATATTTATAATAAAGCAATAAAGTAATAAATGAAAAAAATACTGATATAATATGGCAGATCTATTAATGAAGATGCCCGTTCCGTATGAACCAAAAAGGAAGAATAGGTTCATCCTTAGATTTCCTTCGAGTCTAGGCATCAATGAATGGTATGTGTTTTCGGCCGCAAGGCCAAACGCTAAAATTAACGCAACAGAAATTCCATTTTTGAATACCTCAACATATGTTGCTGGACGTTTTGTATGGAATGAGTTAAGAGTTCAATTTAAAGACCCGATTGGACCTTCAGCCGCACAAGCCTTAATGGAATGGTTCCGTCTACACGCAGAATCAGTTACAGGTAGGATGGGTTATGCTGCAGGATATAAGAAGGACGTTGAACTTGAAATGTTAGACCCAACAGGTGTTGTAGTTGAAAAATGGATTCTACAGGGAACATTCCTTACAGACCTTAACTTCGGTGATTTGGATTATTCGAGAGATGATTTAGCAACAATCGAAGCTAGTCTCAGAATGGACCGTTGTATACAAGTATACTAAAAATATCCACCTTTATCTATTGATAATGTGGAGAAATTCCCATATATTACGATGTATATGGGAATTTTTTTATGCCCGAAATTAATATTTTAATAATTATTGATCAAAAAGATACGAAATGAGTGAAGAATTTAAAATCGACCCAACAATGGCATATGATGCTGTTGAACTACCAAGTAAAGGATTAGTATACCCCAACAAAAAGAAAGCAGTTAGGGTGGCATATTTAACTGCAGCAGATGAAAACATATTAGCATCTCCAAATTTGATTGCAACTAGCGGAGTTGTTGAAGAACTGATAAAAAGAAAAGTTTTAGATAAAGATTTACCAGCTGAAGATATTCTTGAAGAAGATAGACAGGCAATTATGATATTTTTAAGGAATACTGCTTTTGGTTCTGAATATAATATGAATTTAACAGATCCGAAAACAAATGAAAAATTTAAAACAGTAGTAGATTTATCCAGATTAAAACTAAAAGATTTCACTTTAGTTGAAGACCAAAATGGTGAATATCCATATTTTTTAAAGAAAAGTGGATTTAATATAACATTCAAATATCTAACACGAAAGCAAGAACTAGAACTTCAACAAATAGAGAAAAGTTGGAATGGTGTTGGGGTAGCCCCTGTTATTACAAAACGTCTTGAAATGATGATTAAATCTCTTAATGGAAACAGGGATCCAATGCAAATACATGGATTCATTGAAAATAAGATGCCTATTTTAGATTCTCAGGAGTTTAGAAAATATGCTAATGAAAATAAGCCAGGCGTTGATTTAACACAAAAAGTAACCACCCCATCAGGAGAAGAAATCCAAGTCGAAGTTGGGTTTGGGGTAGAGTTTTTTCGCCCTTTCTACGGAATATAGAATGGGCCAATTAAAAGAAATTTTATTTTTAGTCAAAAGAGGATTTTCATATTCTGATATTCTTTCTATGCCAATTTATGTAAGAAGATATTATATTCAATACATAACTGAGCTAGAAACTGAAAAATAGTCTATTTATATGATATGGCACTAGATTTTGATGCACTTGGAATCATAGCTAAAAGAACATCTTATTTTGGCGATTTCTTTTCAGAATATCTAAAAATGGCTGATATTCCTGATGGAGATAGCGTTGCTATGGATAAAGCTAGAGATTATGCTCGTTCAATGTACGACGGTTTTAAAACTGACGAAGGAGTATTCAAAAGGGGAAAAGATAAAAAATGGAGTTCTGGCGGTGGTGCAACTATTGAAGGCATGCCTGGCGGTGGTGGAAACTTTTTGCAAAGAGCACTAACTACTCAAATGAGAGAAAAAAAAGGTGCTCAAGGCGAATTTGGTTCATTACAGGAAGGGCTTGGAATATTATTTGATCCGTCAGGTAAATTAAAGTCTGGAAAGGATATGCTATCCCAAATTGGAGGTATTCTTGAAAATGAAATCCTTGTATATCTCGATCAACAAAGTAAGCTTTTAACAAAAATCAACGAACAAACAGGAATGACAGGAAAACTGTCTGAGTCTTTCAGAGAAGAAATTATGAAAGCATCTCCCGATGTTATTAGATTAGGAATTACATTTGAGGAATTGTCTGACACTATTGCTAGTATTGTTACTCAATCTGGAAGATTTAAGTTACTTAGTGCCGACACAATTAAGGAAATGGCTTTAGCTAGCAAGTTCACCGAGGATATGAAAACATACGGTGATATGGTTCAAGGGTTTGCAAAAGCTGGTATAGGCGCTAGAGATATGGCTTTAGCGGTTGAAAGAATGGGACTTAAATCGATGACTTTGGGTATAAACGCTAGAGAAACAACAAAATTAATAAATGAAAATTTAGGTAAATTAAATCAATATGGTTTTAAACAAGGAATAGATGGATTGAACCAAATGGCTCGAAGATCTATTGAGTTCAGAATGAATATGAATGAAGCATTTAGTTTAGCTAATAAAGTATGGTCGCCAGAGGGAGCATTAGAAGTTGTTTCAAATTTACAGGTTATAGGTGGAGCTTTTGGTGATTTAAACGACCCAATTAAGTTAATGTATATGGCAACAAATAATGTTGAAGGTTTACAAGACGCATTAATGGGAGCAGCAAAATCGTTGGTCACTTACAATAATGAACAAGGAAGATTTCAAATAACAGGAGCCAACCTTAGAAGGGCTAGAGAGATGGCAGACCAATTAGGAGTTTCACTAGATGAATTAACTAATGGAGCAGTTGCTGCAATGGAAAGAACATCAGCAGCTTCAGATTTAATGGCTTCAGGTCTTCAAATGAAAGATGAAGATAAGGAATTTTTAACCAACTTAGCACAAATGAAAGGTGGTAAAATGGTTATTGAAGTTCCTGAATCTTTGCAGGATCAACTCGGAAAACAAACAGAAATTGCATTGGACTCTATGACAAAAGAACAGGCTTCATTACTTTTATCGCAAAAAGATGCATTTGAAAAAATGTCAATGGAAGATGTGGCAAGACAGCAAGTTACACTTGTTGAAAATATTGAGAGAGACGTTTCATTTTTAAGAGCTGTTGCTAGGGTAAATGTAGGAAAAGAAGTAGGTGATGCAATAGAAAAAATGTTAGGTGTTAATCAAAAAAATCTTTCTGAAGGATCTAAAAAATTAACAGATAAAGCCGCTGCAAGTATTACTAAAGGAACTGAAGGATTTGGAGTATTAATAGATAAAGCCGAAAAGGCTCTTGGAGGTAAACTTCAGATAGGAAAACTCGAAACTGGAGCTGAAGCTACAAAACTTAAAAACGAAGAAGTTGCGGCTAAAACAGGAAAAACAGCAACAACGGCGCCAGCCGAAACTGTTACAAAAAGTGTTTTAGATGTTAATTTAGTTTCATCCCAAGCAATAGTAGATGATTTTTATAGAGCGATGTGGAGAGATCCAAAATGGATGGATGACTTCAAAAAGGGATATTTAAATCAAAATTCAAATTAATTTAAATTTTCAGGCGGGATGTATTTATTATTAAAAGAATAACATGCCAAGTTATGTAGATTTTAACGCTAGCAAGCAATTTAGGGATTTTGTTATAACTAAAACATTAACCCAGCCAAACGGACCACAAACATTTACCGCGTCTGATTATCTTGTTAGTGGATTAAATACATCAGCTAATCTTGATCCTGGTGCTGTTGATACTAACAGACCCGCAGGCCTATTACAATCACAAAATGCTAATGTTTTTAAACCTACAGAGTATTTTATAAATGAAAATCTTAATACTATTCCAAGAAAAGCAAATTTAAGCTTATATCCATATTTTGTGAGTGAAACTCATAATTTAATTGGTATAATGGGCGGTACTGAAAGTTACCAAACAGAATCGGAATTAATGAAATTTGCGGCTTGGAATATAAAAGAAAACCCAGAAGGTCCATTTTTTGCAAGGTTAGCTCAAAATTTATATTCAACAACGGTTGGTAGAGTTAGATTAATTGATGCATTAGAAGGAAATACATCAACAACCCTTAACTTAATAACAGGAAGAGAACCGTTAATTGAAAGTAATCCAAGAATTACAGTTGCTAAAACATTACCTGGA